ACCAGGCGTTCCGGACCAGCAGGACACAACCTGTCCGCCTTCTGTGAGGGCGATGAATTCGTCACGGCCGTCTGTGTTGATGAGATGGAACATATCCCGGTCCTTTGCGTTGGTGGGAGTCGGTGTGGGAGCTGTCGAATATGGTGGCCTAGCAATCTCGGCCATGCCACCACCATCGAACGGAAACCACAGATCTTTAACTTTGGAGCCGTTTACATTGCCGTTTCGAGTCCATGCGCCAGAGTCGGTAAGGCCGATAATCATGGCGACATGGTCATAGCCGCCAGGTGTGGAACCCCATTCGAAGGCGACGAGGTCGCCTGGTTGGGCTGTGCGAATGTCGGTGGAGTTGCGGCCCTGTCGGCGGTAGTCGTCGAAGAAAGCGGAAACCCAGGCGTAGCGGATCGGGATTCCACACTCGGTCAAAGCCATCGACTGAAACATCATGCACCAGGCGGTCCCTCGAGCCATCGGATACCAAGCCCATGTCTCGTCGCCACCATCACCAAGGCGCGCGCCTTCGAAGTCGAGAACCTGCTGAGCAGTCGTCACTCGGAATCCTCTGCTGGGTTTGGTTCGTCGGCTGGGGCGTCGAAGTAAGGAATGAGGCCGGCAGCGTCAGGATCCGGGATCATCGGTTCGGTGTCCATCATTAGGCCGGTGCGCCGGATGGGCCGATGTCTTCGACGGTCATGTTGACGTTTTCAAGTGTCCCGATTTGTGCGGTCCCTGCGCCAGCAGTGCGAGTCAGTGTTAGCCGGATGTCATAAGTTCCGGCGGCGATTGCCCTAGAACCCATCGGATGGACTTGCAGTTTTGTTTGACCGGTGCCGAAAACAATGTTTCCAGTCCACCATGAAGTACCGCTGGTGCTGTTCTCGCGAATACGCATTGTGTACGTATCACCGGCAGTTGCGGTGATTGTTGTTGAGATGCTGACCCGGTAGAACCGATTGGCGAGAGCAGTGAAAGAGCTACTTGTGAAGACTGCTGTTTCAGTTGTGCCGGACGTGGACGTGCCGGGTCCGGTTCCTTGCGACCTAACTATCAGACCCCACGGAGCGTTCCAGCCTGGACCTTTACGCCAAGCGGTGCCGTTGTAGGTGTAGAGACCCTCGTTGGCGTCGTTCGAGCCGATGTAGGCAGTCATCCCATCTTCGGGAGCTGTGATTTGAACGTCTCTGGCCCCTGTCGATTCAAACGACATCACGGACTGTTCCATGAGGTAATCGTTGACGTCGGCGGCAGTGAGAACTGTTGCTGTGAAAGTTTTGAAACCGGACCCCATGGGTGTCTCCTAATAGCCGAGGATGTTGGTGTCGAGGACCCCTAGTGTGGCTGAGTCCAGAACAAATGGCGCGTTTTGTAATGTCGGATCTGTGTTGAAGGTTACAACCCAGTTGTCGCGTGTGATTGAGTGTTTGATGCCTTCGATGATGAGAGATTTTGTGATTTGAGCGCCGACGTCCTGTGGGGTGCGTTCCACTGTGATCCTGTCACCAATGTCCAAGGTGACACATGGCGACTGGTAGGCGAGATCCCGACGGACATTCACTGACATTTCGTCAATTCGCATTTGCGGGTCTTTGTATTGAGCGAGACGATAAAGACTGGTGTTGACGAGGAAATAGGCGGCGTCGGCGATGAAGTTGTCGATGTTGAGGGCGCGTTTAAAATATTTGCCTTGGCTGGTGGTGTCGGCGCTTGTGTAGCTCGAGTTGTCCGGCTGGGTGACAGTGATTTCGTTGAAGATGTAGCGGTCGTCGAAGGTGAGGACGATGTCGGCGTATTTGATTTCTCCCACGCCAGGGTTGTCGGAGAATGTGGCTTGGGAGGTGATGAAGTTGCCGGCGCCTTCAGCGTTTCGGTCGATAAACCGGATTTTTCCGTCGACTGACATGAAGAGGCGGCCTTGTTCTGCAACTTCCACTTCTTTCAAAGCGTCAAGGAATCCTTTTCGATTGACTTGTATTCCGAGGACTGTGGAGTCTCCGGTGTTGAGGTCGAGGCCGTCAGTCATCCAGTCGGCAAGGTCGGCGATGTAAGTGATTCTTTCGTCGGTGCGCGTGCCTTGCAGATAGGTTCCTATCCCGATTTCATAGCGCTCTAATACCTCGTCTGCTGTGAGCATGATTCCGCTGTAGAGGACGAGATGTTGGATTGAGCCTTTGTAGTAGTTGGTGAAGTTGTTGGAGGCTGTGCCGCTTTTGCTGATGGGCAGCCCTAAGGACATGAAGGCGAACTGATTGTCGACGACATCAGTGAATCCACCGGAGACGGTGGCGAGTTGTCCGTCGACGTACAGGTTGAAAGTGTTTCCAAATGAAGCGTCGGATTGATAGACGAGGGCGACGTGGTGTGGTTTGCCGTCGTTGACAGTCACTTGTGCGTTTTTGGTTGTCATCGTGTTCGAGGTTCCACGATGACCAAATTGGGCGACGACAGTGGCGTTTCCGCCTGAAACGACTAGGCCACAGGTTCCGCCATGGATGAAGTCACGGTGGTTCCAGATGCCATAGTTTCCTGTGGTGTTTTCTGTTGTTTGGATCCACATTTCAGCGGTCCACGAAGAGGCTGTTGCGCTGATGGGGTTGAGAATGAGAAGCGTTTTGTTTCCGTCAAAGGATGAGGATGTGGCAGGTTCGTCGGCAATCAGCGCTTCGCCCGGTGTGCAATATGAAGCCACACCACCGCTTGAAGCTGCCCAAGCAGCGGACCTAGCCGACCATTTTTCAATCTCGAAGGCGTATTGGCTGCCGTTGAAATCTGCGAGGGGATACCAGGCTGTCGCAGACGCATCTGTGATTGTCTTTCTCCACAAGGAGGGGAGTTTGTATTCGTTGAGGGCTTTGAAAGCGTCGGTTGCGGTGACAGCCACGGTCGACTCGTTTGGCCAAGAATACGACTGGGGCCATTGGTCAATGAATCCGAAGAAGATGGAGCGGATAGTGCCGCCGGCTGGGGTGACTCGGATTCGGATGGGGCGAAGTGGTGTGAGGTTTCCGTAGTAGGTGCCGGCGCTGTTTTCTGGGTCGAAGAGTCGGGTTCGGTTGTCGAGAAGTACCTGGCAGGAACCGGCCGAATAGGTGTCCAGTTCGGAGGATCGGCCACGCGAGGTGGAGACTTCTCGGACGTGTTCGGTGATGTCGGTCCAGTTGATGGATGCGAGTGTGGAGCCGAGTGGGACTCGACCCGACCCTGCTGTCGTGGAGAAACCAACCTCGACTGTCAAAGCCATTCCGTCGAAGAGCAGCTCGGTCATAAACGCCAGCCTGGTCCGGAGCGGCGTTCATAGCTCGAGATGGCTTCGACGATGGTTTGGCCGATAGAGGCTTTGTCGGCGGTGGGGGAGACTGTGACGTTGATTGTCACATTGCCTCCGCCACTGCCACCCATGCTGCCGCCAGCGTTGGAGAGAAGTGCTTTGTTGGTGGAGAAGGCGTCAATGATTCGGCCGTAGCCGGAGGGGACGAACAGTTCTGGGCCTTTCTCGCCGACAAGGTATGGCATACCGGCGCCGACAGGACCACCACCGGCTCGAGGTTCGATGTAGTCGCTGGAGTATTGGAGGATCTCTGCCAAGCCCGGCGCGTTTTCATCGGCGCCGATAACTCGGAGGAACTCTCGAAACTTTCGGATTGCTTCTTCAGTTTCAATCCGAATCTTCACAACCGGATCTTGAGCAGCCACCACCAACAAGTCATAGGCCAGTCCTTGGAGATGCTTTCTGACTGGACTGTCTGGTGCGAGTGTCGCAGCGAGTTCGGCAAGTTTTCGGGACTGAACTAAGGCGGCTTCTCCGCTTGTGACGGATTCACCCTTCGCCAGTTTTTGAGCCACAACTAACTCAGCGAAAGTTTCCGCCTGGTCTTCCAAAGTTTTGATGAGGTCAAGTTCTTTTGTTCGGCGCTCATCGACTGTTAAACCACCATTGGCGAGAGCGTCGTTGTATTCCTTGACAGCCTTGCGGCTGTTGATTTCTGCTTCCTCGTTGCTGATTCTGGTGTCGTTGAGTTCTTTTGTGGACTTGATGAGTCCGTCGATTTGCTCTTTCGAGTTTGCGACTTCAGCAGCCAAATCCGCCTCGGCTGTGGCCTGATCTAAAGATTTGTTTTCGTTCAAACCCTTTTGAATGTTGAGTTGCCGGATGACTTCCTGTTGCTGGTTGTAGGCGTCGATGCTGTTGTAGAGAGTTTGAATGAGTCCGACGTCAGCGGATTCTGTTTCGATGAGGCGGAGGATAAGTTCGTTTTGTGCGCCTCCAGCCTCCTTGAGTGCCTTGATACGCTTTTCATATTGGATGCTCCCCTTGGCAAAGTCTCCTCGAGCCAAAGCCTCGGCGTCGGACTGGCTAATTAAGGCGTCTCGGTTGTCGTCAAGGACATCGGAGAACTGGGAGACTGTGATGCCGGCTTTGTTCAAATTGTCGATTTGGTTTTTGGATGCCAGGATGGCGCCGACGGTTGTTTGAGTGTTGGCCGTCATTGCCCCGGTGAGTTTGTCGAAGGTGGGGATGAGGGCGTCGATGTCTTTTTTCACTGCTGCTTGTTCGTCTTTGTAGTTCTTGTAAGCAATGCCGCCAACGATGGCGGCAGCTCCGACCGCCAAGACTGCCGGACCAAGAAGAGCCATTCCACCGGCAGCGGCGGCAGCGCCACCAGAAGCAGCACTGGTTGAAATGTTCATGGACGCTATGGCGCCTTGTGTGCTGATTGCTTTGACTGCCATGTCGGCGATAGCCGTTCCAGCGGTTTTCATTGCCGAGGTGGCAAGACTGAAAGACGAAACCAGTTTCGGTCCAATAAGTGCAATGCCGGTAAGGCCAATCAGACCGGTTTGGACTGGACCAGGAAGAGCGGTGAAAGCCTCCGCCACAAGGGTGACTGTTTTTTGAATTTCGGTGTAGACGGGAAGAAGCGACTTTCCAAGTCGCGCTGAGGCGTCTTCCATGGCTGCTGCTGCTCTTTGCTGCTGCCCTTGGGCTGTGTCCGCTTCCTTCCCAAACTGTCCTTGGGCAAACGTGGAGCGTTCCGTGATAAGTGCGAGAGTGGCTTGGCCTTTGGCGTATGCACTGACAGACGATTCGGAATCGGCCAAGCCCATCGAAACAGCTTTGGCACTGATCTCTGAAGCTTTGAGGGCGATACCGAAACGCTCGAGGGGATCGAACTCGCCTCGAAGAGCAGACCCCAAAGCCGAGACAGCGTCGTTGGTGTTGCCGCCAAGAGTGGCCGCCAAATCGGCGCCAGTCTTAGTCAGGAACACAGACTGTTTCGCTGCCTCTTCTGCTGAAAGCCCAGCACCCTTCAAAGAAGCGCCGAGACGTGACGTCAGCGAACGAGCAGCGTTCTCCGACAGGCCGACTAGGTCGGCGGCGCCTTTTGCGAAGTCGTTGATGGGTCCGGCAGCTTCTTCGAAGACGGCTGCTGTTCCGCCGATTGACTGTTCCAGATCGCCGGCCGCTTTGACCAGTTTTTGAGCGCCGATAAGGACAACGCCTCCGAAGAGGGCGGTTCGGAGAATGTCGCCAGACTTTTTGGCGTTTTGTCCGAAACCGCTGAGTTTGCCTTCCGCTTTTTGAAGTTCTCGTTGGAGTTGTGCGGCGTCACCTACAACGGCGACCCTTACTTCACGTTTGTCACCGGCCATCGGTTTTCCTTACTCGTCCCAACGCTTAGCGTCCGAACCGTATTCGGCGGATTCTCGGCGTCTCGTTTGAACTTCGAACATAGCGTCGAGGTAGTGGTCGGGTTCCTCTAAAAGAACGGACATGGGGATACCCGAGTCAATCGCCAGCGCTGCTATAGCGAGGGTGAAGAACTCGGGTCCGTAGGGGTTTCTTCTTCTTCTTCTTCCGAAAGAATGTCAACCCCATCAACGGTTTCCATCCATTCGTCGAAGTCGGGAAGGTCGCTGCTGATTCGTTTTTCTGCACACCATCCGAAGAACCACAAATGTTCGGTGTAGATGCCGCCATCTGAGAACAGGTTAGAGACTGGCATTTTGAACTGTCGTTCGAATTTGACGGCGTCGACCTTGCGGCCTGGTGCTTCGACGAGGGTTCCGTCTTGGTGTGTGATTCGGTATTTTGCGAACATGGCGGGCTGTTCCTTTATCGGAGGGCGGATTGGACTGCTTTGTCGACTGCTTTGCCGGCGGCTTCGACGAGACGGTTTTGTGTCTCGAGGATGCCTGGGTAGACGTAGCGGCCTTTTTTAATGATAGGCCGGACGATGGTTTGGTTTCGTCCTGGTCCACGGTTTCTCAGAGATCCACCGAAGTCCAGCCATCCGAAGTATGGGGCTACGGATGATTTCCCACCGGCCAGAACGTAGAGAGTGTTGCCACCGGATCTAGCTTTCAAAGTGAACTGGGCGTACCCGGAAATCTTGGGGACTCGCCTCATAATGGCGGGGAGGGTGTTGAGGATGATGGCGGATTTGAGGTCTTCGCGTAGGACCGGGACGAGGTCCGGATGTATCTTTCGAAGATACTTCCGAACCTCGGCCAGGTTGCTGACGTAGACCCCAGCCCCTACAGCCACTAGCCGTTCTTGGCGATAGTGCTAGCTGCGCGCCAGCTGCCCGAAACGGTGATTGGGCCGTCGACCGGTGAATCGACTGAGAAGTCGAAGAAGCCGGTTCCGTACCAGTAGACGTTCGGGGCGTTCGTGATGTCTGGGTACAGATAGAACTTGCGGGCGTCACCATCGACAGCGGCGGTGTAGGACTGTGCGGTCGCATCGTCGAAGTAGCCGGAGAAGCTGCCCTGAGCGTCAGGAAGGCCCGAAACATAGACCTTGTTTGTGTCGCCGAATGAGGTGACTTCAGCAGTGTCGACAGCGAACTCCGCTGACCACTGCTTGAGGAATGCGACGGATGAAGGATTCGCTGCTGACGTAGCGATTCCGAGGTAGAGGCGACCGTTACGGCCGTGGCGACGTGCCATTGGTTTCTCCTTGGGGAGTTGGTGGGGTCTGGGGTTCTCCGGTCACGTCGGGATGCTCGGGAGAGCTGCTACACATTCCAGCAGATGCCGGACATTATTGTCGAAAGTTCGGGTGGCGATTGCGTTTCGTGCCTCGAGTGCGACTGTTTGCCGTTCTGCCGGATGGTTCAGCCACCATCGTAGTTTCTCTCCGAACTCTTCGGGTGTTTCGAAGGTGGGCAACATGGAAAGAATCTGGTCGGATTCGGGGCGGGGTTCTCGGAGAAAGAAAGTTCCTGTGGCGGCGAGTTCCACTTCGCGTGGACCCATTGCCCAGCCTTGGTCATGGCCGGCGGCGCCTTCCTTGCGGTAAAGGTTCGCCGAGGTGTGGACTGAGGAATACAACTCGACTGTGTGTTCGTTGGGGAAACAGCCGGTTTGTTCGTGGATGAGGAACTGTTGGAGTGGTGACTGGTCGTCGAGTGCCTGCCAGTTTCCGGCGAAGGCGACGTCGATTCCGGTCCAGTCGACTTGTTCGAAGAAGTTGATTCGGGAGGGGAAGGCGGTTCCTACCCATCCGAAGTCGGCTCGGAGATCGTCGGAGACTGGGTGGCGGTAGTGGATTTCGGGGTCGTATGCCTGGGGGATGTACCAGGTGTTGGGTTGGGTTTGGCGGAATGTGTCGAGGTTGGTGGGGTCGTTGATGAATGCGGCGTCGGCCCTGGCGGCGATGGGCTGTTGTGAAGGATCCTCATACGGGGATTCTGTGAGGATGACTGCGATTCGGATTCCTCGAGATCGGATGATGTCGAAGGTTTCGGGTGGGACGAGGAAGGCGGAGGTGATGATGACGAGGTCGGGCCAGAAGTCGAAGCAGGTGGCGCGTAGTTGTTCGCCGACCATTCGGGCGGCGATGTGTCCTTTTTCTGTTTCGGGGACTTTGCCTCGGATGGCGTTTTCGGTGAAGGTGATTCGGTCGGAGAGGTTGAAGTTGTGGACTTCATTGCCGGAGCGTTTTAACGCTCGGAGCCATCCGTTGTGGACGTCTGCGACAGAGAATTCGGGGCCGGGTTCTACTGTGAGGATTCGCACTTAGCCGAGAACCTCGAGGTTCACTTCGACGCCTAGGTATTCGATGCCGCCGATGGTGAAGGTGCCTGGATTGTTCCAGGAGGTGACGCGTGCTGAGTCACAGGAACCGGAGAGGGTGGGGTTGGTGTCGATGGCGTAGAAGATGGAGTCGGTGTCTTGGCCGAGGAACTCGTCTAGGCGTTGCTGACTGTTTTGGTCGTCTGCTCTTGTGAGCATGACCAGGACGCCATAGTTGACGATCATTCCGTTGTCGAGGTCGGCGTCGTATTGTCCGGTGCCGAGGGAAACGACAGCTGCTGGGGGTTGAATCGTTGAGGGGATCCATTCGTAAATTCGGAGGTTGTCGACGTTTTGGAGGGCGGTGGTGATGCCTGCTCTTACCGATGCAAGGTTCATCCGATGACCAGTCCTTGTCCGCCTGCACGTCGGTAGGGGGAGATCAGCATTTGGACGTCAGGGTCGAGGCGGGTGGAGACTCGGATGGCTCCGAATGCTTCGCCGGCTGCGAATCCTTCTGGGGTTTGCGCGCGTCGGTAGATGCGGGCGGCTTGGATGAGGCAGGCTTGGGCGATGGAGTCTGGGACTGCTGCCCAGCCCCATTTGGCGGTCACTTGGACTCGGGGGCGCCGACCGGTGACGGGAAAGAGTTTCGGGATGGTGGCGAGGATGCTGTTGTAGGGCTGGTTG